AAGGAGGGGAAGACTTGGATGGATAAGTTAGAATTATCTGACGAAATCCACAATATTAAAATGAAATTAAATGGGGTCAAGCCAACAGATAGTCAAATAGATTGTATTGGTTGCGGCTCGTAAGCACCAACTATGAAATCACCATTCCAATTTATCGTAAAGCCACTTAACGGCAAGAGATACAACAACACAAAAGAAATATCAGGTACTGAGTTTATAACAAGCACATCAGAAGAAGACCATAAGTTTTCAAATCGTTACGCAGAAGTAATAGAAACGCCATTAGGATATGAAGGTAAAATTAAAATTGGTGACACTTTACTTGTTCATCATAATGTTTTTAAGTTTTATTTTGATATGCAGGGAAGAAAAAAAAGTGGTCAAAGCTTTTTTAAAGATGATTTATTCTTCATAGATCAGGAGCAGTTCTTCATGTACAAGCAGGATGGAGAATGGAATGCATACGATAGATATTGTTTCGTAGAGCCGTTAGAAGTTCAGGATTCATATATATATAAAGCTACATCTAAAGAGCCTTTAATGGGGGTAATGAGATATCCTAATGAATATCTAAAATCACAAGGGGTTTCTAATGGAGATAAAGTTTGTTTCACTCCGGAAAGCGAATACGAATTTATTGTTGATGAAAAGACTATGTATAGAGTTTATGATCACCAAATAACAATTAAATTATGATAAATACTTTAGATAATTTTTTAGATAAAGAAACCTATGATTCGACATATCAAAAACTATTAGATAATGACTTTATAGAAATATCATTAGGAGATAAGGATTTTCGTGTTCAGAATAGCGATAAGGATTTTAACGACATGATATTGAAAAAAATTTCTGTCATTGAAGGTGTTGAAAGAGAATGTCTTTTAGGATTTTTTAGAGTAGCAACAGAAGACTTTGATACTGATTGGAGAATACATGCAGACTCAAATGTAGGAGATATTAGTCCGGAAAGAGCACTTGTTCTATATATATCTCCATCCACCAAAAAAGGGCTACATGGAACTGCTTTTTGGAAACATAAGGAAAAGGGATATCAAATACCTGATGATTTTACTAACGAAGAGTTTGACAAGTTTCTTTTAGAGGAATCTAATAACTTAGATAGCTGGGAACTTCATTCAGTAATTGGGTATAGACCTAATCGAGCCCTTATGTATCCTTCTGTTTACTTTCATAGTAAATATCCTAATACAGGATGGGAAGGAGGAAGAATGGTGTATGTAATGTTTTATAAATAATTATATAACAATTAAATTATGAAGAACTCAAATGAATTAAGATTGGAGCTTGTAATAGCAGGAAGAAGAGCTGTTGAGGAGCTTATAAAAGTTGCTCAAGAAAAAATAGTTGGATATGACATTGAAGATGATTTGGCAGCAGATAAATTAAAGAATGCTGCAGCTGCTAAAAAATTAGCTATATTTGATGCGTTTGAAATACTTTCTAGAATTGATATTGAGGAGGATAATTTAAGAGAAGAGTCTGATAAAAAAGAAACTAAACCTAGTACAAGTGGATTTGCAGAAAAAAGAGCTAGAGGTTAAATTATATACAGTCCTAGAGGACTATATATCTGATTCGGTAATTAAGAGAAAGAATAAAAAATCTTCTTGGAATTACGGATATAACCAGGAATATGACATAGTGATAATATCTCGTGACGGAACATTGGGTGATATTATTAGTGTTAGTGGGTTAGTCATAGGTCTTCCTATGAAGCCTTTGCGTGCTAATATGAGAAGCACTAAACCTGAAAAACAATATTGGGAGAGAGAAGAATTACCAAGAGAATTATTTAAAATAAAGTCTATATTTCAATGGAATGATATGCACAGTTCATTCAAAGATAAGTGGGTTGAATATATTGAGACTGAATTTGATAATAGAGAGTTAGGTTATTGGTTTATGAATAAAGGTGAGTCTACCTACATAACAGGTTCTCATTACATGTACCTTCAATGGACAAATATAGATGTTGGTTATCCTGATTACCGAGAAGCAAACAGAATATTTTTCATATTTTGGGAAGCTTGTAAAGCTGATAAAAGGTCTTTTGGAATGTCGTATCTAAAAATTAGACGTTCTGGATTTTCTTTTATGGGTTCTTCTGAATGTGTAAATACAGGAACACTAGCTACAGATGCAAGGGTTGGGATATTATCAAAGACAGGTTCTGATGCAAAGAAGATGTTTACGGATAAGGTAGTTCCTATATCCAATAGACTTCCTTTCTTTTTTAAACCTATCCAGGATGGAATGGATAAACCAAAAACTGAATTAGCATTTAGAGTTCCTGCGTCTAAGATTACTAAAAAGAATATGGCTACTATAGCTGAAGAAAGTTTTGAAGGACTTGATACTACTATTGACTGGAAGAATACAGACGATAACAGTTATGATGGAGAGAAGTTACTTTTATTAGTTCATGATGAATCAGGAAAGTGGATTAAGCCAAACAATATTTTAAACAACTGGCGTGTAACTAAAACCTGTCTTAGATTAGGTAGTAAAGTTATAGGGAAGTGTATGATGGGTTCAACATCCAATGCATTAAGTAAAGGTGGAGATAATTTTAAAAAGTTATACGAGGATTCGTCAGTTACTTCCAGAAATAAAAACGGACAGACAAAAAGTGGCATGTATTCTCTTTTTATTCCTATGGAGTGGAATATGGAAGGGTTCATTGATATACATGGAATGCCTGTATTTAGAAATCCTAAAAAACCATTGTTGGGGGCTGATGGTGAGATGATAGAGATTGGAGCTATTGATTATTGGGACGCAGAGGTGGATTCACTAAAGGGTGACCCGGATGCTTTGAATGAATTTTATAGACAGTTTCCAAGAACGGAATCTCACGCATTTAGAGATGAAAGTAAGCAGTCATTATTTAATCTTACTAAGATATATCAGCAGGTAGATTATAACGAATCTTTAATTACTGATAGGCACGTTACTAGAGGGTCTTTCCATTGGAAGAATGGAATTCAAGATACAGAGGTTATATTTAGCCCTGATAAAAGAGGAAGGTTTTATGTTGGTTGGACTCCTAATAAGCATTTACAAAACAACATGATAACCAAGAATGGAATAAAATATCCAGGAAACGAACATATTGGAGCTTTTGGTTGTGATAGTTACGATATATCAGGTACTGTTGGTGGCGGTGGATCTAACGGTTCTCTTCACGGACTTACTATGTTTAGTATGGATGAAGCTCCTAGTAATGAATTTTTCTTAGAGTACATAGCTAGACCTCAGACAGCAGAGATATTCTTTGAAGATGTCCTTATGGCTTGTGTGTTTTATGGTATGCCGATACTTGCAGAGAATAATAAGCCGAGGCTTTTATATCATTTTAAGAATAGAGGGTATAGAGGGTTTTCTATGAACAGACCTGATAAGATATATAATAAGCTATCTAAGACAGAGAAAGAGCTTGGAGGGATACCTAACTCGTCTGAAGATATAAAACAAGCTCACGCAGCCGCTATAGAGTCATATATAGAAAAACACGTTGGATTTGATTTAGATGGAACTTATAGACCTAGTGATGAAGTTGGCTCTATGTTATTTAATAGAACATTGGAAGATTGGGCAAAGTTTGATATTAATAACAGAACAAAGCATGATGCTTCTATTAGCTCTGGATTAGCCGTAATGGCTTGTCAAAAGACATTATATACACCTCAAAAACAAGAGTCAAAAATAAGCATTACCTTTGCAAGGTATAGTAATGATGGAAATCGTAGCCAAATAATTAGATGAAAGAAGTAAAGATATCAGTAAATCCTCAAAGTTTCCCGAATCAGTTCGCTTCAGATGAAGAGAAAAAAACTGTTGAATACGGGCTAATGGTAGGTCAGACTATTCAATATGAATGGTTTAAAAACGACGGGTCAAGTTCAAGGTTTTATAACCAAAAAAAAGAATTTGCAAGATTAAGATTGTACGCAAGAGGCGAACAGTCAGTATCAAAATATAAGAATGAACTATCAGTTGATGGAGATTTGTCTTATCTAAATCTTGATTGGACACCCGTACCTATTCTACCAAAATTTGTAGACATTGTGGTTAACGGAATGTCTGATAGATTATTCAAAGTTAAAGTGTACTCTCAAGACGCAATGTCTCAAGAGAAGAGAGGTTCTTTTCAAGACAATATTGAAGGTCAGATGATTGCTAAACCTGTGTTGGAACAAATACAAAAAGATTCAGGAGTTGATCCGTTTACTATGGATCCAGATGAGCTTCCTAAAACAGATGAAGAACTATCTCTTTATATGCAGCTTAACTATAAGCCTGCAATAGAAATTGCAGAAGAGACGGCTATCAATACTATATTTGATGAAAATCATTATGATGATACAAGGAAAAGACTTGATTACGATGCTACTGTAATAGGAATATCTGTTGCAAAGCATGAGTTTCTTTCAGGAGAAGGAGTAAAGATTTCTTATGTTGACCCTGCTAATGTAATTTACAGCTATACTGAAGACCCTCATTTTAAAGATTGTTTTTATTGGGGTGAAGTTAAAACTGTTCCAATTACTGAGCTATTTAAGATTGACCCTACAATAACGAAAGAAGAGCTGGAGACAATATCTAAATCTAGCCAAAGCTGGTATGACCATTATAATGTTTCTCAGTTTCATGATAACGATATATTTCTAAGAGATACAGCTACACTTCTTTATTTTAACTATAAGACTACCAAAAAGATTGTCTATAAGAAAAAGATTTCTGATAACGGAAATGTTAAAATGATAGAGAAGGATGATAGCTTCAATCCACCTGAAGAAATGATGGAAGACGCTCAGTTTGAGAAGGTTTCTAAAACTATTGACGTTTGGTATGAGGGAGTTATGGTTATGGGTACTAACATTATGCTTAAGTGGGAAATGTCTGAGAATATGGTAAGACCAAAGTCTTCAGCTCAGCACGCTATTCCTAACTATGTGGCTTGTGCTCCAAGAATGTATAAAGGTAGTATTGAGTCTTTAGTTAGAAGGATGATTCCTTTTGCAGATTTAATACAAATTACTCATTTAAAAATACAGCAAGTAATTGCTAAGGTTGTTCCTGACGGAGTATTCATCGATGCAGATGGTCTTAACGAGGTAGACCTTGGTACAGGAGCTGCATACAATCCGGAGGATGCATTAAGGCTATACTTCCAAACAGGTTCTGTTATTGGTAGGTCTTATACTCAAGACGGAGAGTTTAACAACGCAAGAGTTCCAATTCAACAACTTACATCTAGCTCAGGAGCTAGTAAATTACAAATGCTTACAGGAAGTTATAATCATTACTTAGATATGATTAGAGCTGTAACAGGATTGAATGAAGCTAGAGATGGTTCTACTCCAGATTCAAATGCTTTAGTAGGAGTTCAGAAGCTAGCAGCTTTAAATTCAAACACAGCAACAAGACATATTCTTGAAGGAGGTTTATACTTATATAAATCTTTAGCTCAAGCATTAACTTATAGAGTTGCTGATATTTTAGAATACTCAGACTTCAAGGAAGACTTTATAAATAAGATAGGGAAGTATAATGTAAATATATTAGGGGAGATTTCTGATTTGTACATTTATGACTTTGGTATTTTTGTTGAAATTTCTCCTGATGAAGAACAAAGACAACAATTAGAACAAAATATTCAGATAGCATTATCTAAAGGAGATATTAATCTTGAGGACGCTATTGATATTAGAGAATTAAGAAATCTCAAGTTAGCTAATCAGCTTCTAAAAATGAAGCGTATTAAGAAGCAAGACAGAGAGGAAAAGATGCAGATTCAACAACAGTCTATGGTTGCTGCTCAACAACAACAGTCTCAGCAAATTGCTGCTCAATCAGCTATGCAGAAGATACAAGCTGAAACTCAAGGGAAAATACAAGTTAAACAAGCTGAAACTGCTTTTGACATTGAAAAGCTTAAAAACGAAGCTTCCTTGAAAGTGGAGCTAATGGATAAAGAGTTCTCTTTACAGATGCAGCTTAAGGGAGTAGAAGTTAATGCTGTAAAAGATAAAGAGGTTATGAAGGAGGATGCTAAATCCCAAAGAATAAGCCAACAGAGTACACAACAATCAAAATTAATCGAGCAAAGAAAAAATAATTTACCACCTGTCAATTTTGAATCTAACGAAGACAGCCTTGATGGCTTCGACTTCGCTGAGTTCAATCCTAGATAGTTATAATAAAATTTATGTATCTTTGCAAATAAAATCAAATAACAATGGAAATTAAAGTAAGAGAAGTAAAGCCTATAGAAACAAAGTCAATGCAAGAAGTTGAAAATGAACTATTGGAAAAGCACGAGGACCAGTTTGTAGACAGCGAGACTACCGAGGCAAAAGTCGAAGTAGAAACTGAAGTAGAAACTGAAGTAAATAATGAAGTAGCGACTGAAGAAGAGAAATCTCCTTCTGCTGAATTAAGAGAGGAGGATATTCTTTCATTTATTAAGAATAAATACGGAAGAGAGTTATCTTCATTGGATGAGATTAACGCAGCTAAAGAAGAAGCTGAAGAACTTCCAGACGATGTAGCTGCTTACTATAAGTATAAAAAAGAAACAGGAAGAGGTCTTGATGACTTTGTTAAATTAAACAGAGACATTGATTCTGTTAGTGATGATAAATTACTAAAGGATTATCTTCTGTCTACCGAAGAAGGTTTAGACGAAGACGATATCGATTCATTGATGGAAGACTTTGATTATGACGAAGATTATGATGAAGAGTCAGACATCAAGAAAATAAAAATTAAAAAGAAAAAAATTGTTGCTAAAGCTAAGAAATTTTTCAACGAGCAAAAAGAAAAATATAAAGTTCCTCTTGAGTCAAGCGGATCTTCTAATTCTTTAAGTGAAGATGAAGGGTATCAAGAGTACAAGCAATATGTAGAGTCAGCGAAGACTACACAGGAGGAGAATCAGCGTAAGTCTGAGTGGTTTTCACAAAAGACTGATGAGGTGTTTTCTAATGAGTTCAAAGGTTTTGAGTTTAAATTAGATGATAATTCAGTTGTTTTTAATCCCGGAGATGCTGCAGAACTAAAAAAAATACAGTCTAATCCAGAGAACTTTATTAAAAAGTTTTTGGATGAAAATGGAATGGTTAGTAATGCTAGAGGATACCACAAGTCGTTAGCTGTCGCGATGAATCCTGAGAAGTTTGCCCAGTTCTTTTATGATCAAGGCAAGTCGACTGCAAAGGATGGAATGATGAAGACAATGAAAAACATTAACATGTCTGAACGTACCACCGGAGAAGTCAGTTCAAAAGGAGGAACACAGGTAAGGTCTTTAAGTAACGACTCGGGTCGTGGATTAAAGATTAGGAGTAAAAAATAAACATTAACAAAAAACAAAAACAAAAATTATGTCAGTACAAGCGTCACCAGGGTTTAACTTGCAGCCAAGTGCAGAGCAAGTTGCCCTATCAACAAACTACATTACTAACTTCAATTTCTTGAATCAGTATCTTCCAGATACTTACGAGAAAGAATTCGAAAGATATGGTAATAGATCAGTATCTTCATTCTTAAGAATGGTAGGAGCTGAAATGCCTTCTAACTCAGACCTTATCAAATGGGCAGAGCAAGGAAGACTACACACAAAATATGTAAACTGTACAACTACAGTGATAACGACACAAGATACAGCTGTATTTACAATTAACGATACTTTAGTACCTGGTACTGGAGGTATTGCTGTAAGAGTTGGACAAACAATCATGTTGTCGCCTAAAACTATCGTAGGTACAGTTGCTACAGTAAACAAAGCAATCGTAACTTCTGTTAATACTGCTACAGGTGTTATCGAGGTGGCTTTCTACGAAGCAAGTGGTATGACAAATGATAACGTAGGAAACATTTACGAAATGTTCATCTACGGTTCTGAATTCAAAAAAGGAACTACAGGAATGGTAGGTTCTTTAGAAGCAGATGATGAAATCTTCGAAAACTCTCCAATTATCTTAAAAGATAAGTATGCAGTATCAGGTTCTGATATGGCTCAAATTGGATGGATTGAAGTAACTACTGAAAACGGAGCTTCAGGATACTACTGGTACATGAAGTCTGAGCACGAAACTCGTTTGAGATTCGATGATTACTTAGAGACAGCAATGATTGAAGCTGTTCCTGCTGCGACTGGTTCAGGGGCTGCTGCAGCTACAGGTAACGTAGGAAACAAAGGTTCTGAAGGTGTATTCTACACTGTAGGTAACAGAGGAAACGTGTGGGCAGGAACTAATCCAGCTGCATTATCTGATTGGGATACTATCGTACAAAGATTAGACAAGCAAGGTTCTATTGAAGAGAATGTATTATTCTTAGATAGAGCATTTGGTTTTGCTATCGATGATATGTTAGCTGGTCAGAACTCTTACGGTACAAATGGTACTTCTTACGGTCTTTTCGATAATGACAAGGACATGGCTCTTAACTTAGGATTCACAGGATTCAGAAGAGGGTATGATTTCTACAAGTCAGATTGGAAATACTTGAATGACCCAACAATGAGAGGTGGATTAACAAATGGTAAAGTCAACGGACTATTAGTTCCTGCAGGTTCTACTACTGTTTATGACCAAATCTTAGGAAAAAATGCTAAGAGACCATTCTTACACGTTAGATACAGAGCTTCTGAAACTGAAGACAGACGTTACAAGACATGGATGACAGGTTCAGCAGGTGGTGCTTCAAATAGCGATTTAGATGCTATGGAAGTAAACTTCTTGTCTGAAAGAGCTGTATGTACACTAGGTGCAAACAACTTCTTCTTGTTCAAACAAGCATAAGTTTAAAACTAAAGGTAGGGGTCGCAATTTGCGACCTCTATTTTTTTATTATAAATCAAATAAAAATTATATCAAATGAAAAACAAAAAAACACCAAAGGATAAAGTATACAGATTATTGGCTGATGCAGCCCCATTATCATTAATGATTTCTACAAGAGGTTCTTCAAGACAACCATTATTATGGTATGACGAAGAAAAGAATGAGAATAGACCTTTAAGATATGCTAGAAATCAAAAATCACCATTTGAAGATGAGCAGGATGGAAATGCAATACTAGAGCCTATTATTTTTGAGGATGGTCTTTTGATGGTTCAAAAAACTAATCCTGTATTACAAGAATTTTTAGAGTATCATCCTGGAAATGGAGTTACTTATGAAGAAGCTGATGAAGAACAAGATGCTTCAGAAGTAGTTGAAAGACTTAACGTAGAGGTAGATGCACTTGTAGCTGCTAGACAATTAGATTTAGATCAGATTGAGATAGTAAGCAGAGTATTATTTGGGCATAAATCTTCTACAATCACTACACAAGAACTTAAAAGGGATTTATTAATTTATGCAAAACAAGATCCGGAAGGATTTTTAGATATATTAGATGACTCTTCTTTGAAGTTAAAATCTCAAGCACAATCTTTCTTTGACGGAGGACTACTTACATTCAGAAAAAACAAGACTGAAGTATGGTATAATACAGCTTCAAATAAAAAGAGAATGCTTACAGTTCCATTTGGAGGTGATGCTATTGATAGCGTAACTTCATATTTACAAACTGACGATGGAATAGAATCTTTAAAGATGTTGGAAAGCAATCTTTAATATTAAATAAAAGTTAAAACTAATTAGGGTAGTCTGTAAAAGGACTACTCTTTTTTTTTGCTTATCTTTGTAAAAACGTAAAAGATGATAAATTCAGTTAGAAACACAGTTTTATCTATACTTAATAAAAATAACTACGGTTATATTTCTCCATCAGACTTCAACTTGTTTTCAAAACAAGCTCAGATGGATTTATTTAACGAATATTTTTATCAGTATAATAGACAAATAAATAAAGAAAATGCTCGTTCTTCAGGAACAGGGTATGCAGATATCACAAAAGGGATAGAAGAGGTTATAGATATGTTTAGTGTAACAAGTTATATGCACTATGGAGCTTCTAATAAATTTCTATTGCCTTCTGCTACAACTACAGGAGATGATTATTATTTAATAAACAAAGCTCTTGTTTATGAAAAGTTTAGAACCAGTGGTGCTAACACTTCTGTTTCCGGTACTCCTAATGAATTAGTAGACTCTACAGCTACTTTTACAGCTACTGTAGCTATTGGAGATATTGTAGTTAACACGACTACTTATACCTCAGCAGAGGTAATTTCTATAGTAAGTGACAATGTTTTATCTTTAGATGCAGATATATTCACGGCTACTCCTCAAGATTATTCTATATTTTTATCAGTACAGAACGAAGCGGAGAAAGTAAACCATAGTAAAATAACAATGCTTAACAGCACTTCGTTTACAGCACCTTCTGAGATATTTCCTGTATACACAGAGGAAGGAATACTTATGAGTCTTTTCCCTAAAACAATTATTGAACCTGGAAGAGTTGTAGCTCAGTATATTAGATATCCAAAAGAACCAAAGTGGACTTACATCCTTTTACCAAATGGAGAACCTGCATTTGATTCAACTAGATCTGATTACCAAGATTTTGAACTTACATTAGATGATGAAGTTTCATTAGTAACAAGAATACTTCAATACGCAGGAATGTCTATAAGAGAAATTCAAATAGTACAATTCGCTCAAGCAGAAGAACAACAAGCAAACCAAACTGAAGCATAATGGCATATATATCACAATATCAATACTACGAGAACGGAGGAGCACTACCAGAAAATGAAAACTGGGGCTCTTATCAATACGTTACACTTAAGGACATAGTAAATAACTTTATGGTGATGTATGCTGGAAACCACTCATTAATTAATAACGAAGAGAGGTATAAGGTTTTATTTCATGCTAAGAGAGGGATACAAGAATTAAACTACGATGCGTTTAAAGAAATTAAAGCGTTAGAGCTTAATGTATCTGACTTACTTAGATTTGTATTACCACCTGACTATGTAAATTGGGTTAGAGTGTCTTTATATTCAGGAGGAGTATTAAGACCACTTACAGAAAATATTCAAGCAACATCTTCTGACGCTTATCTTCAGGATAATAACTACAGAATACTTTTTGATATCAATGGAAATGTTTTAAAACCTCAGTTTTCTTTCTTGGACACGGATAGAATAGCAGGAACTAAGAAAAGCATTTACATGGGTGGAGGAGCTTATAACGGAAAATCAGGATACAATATTGATGGTGATTGGTACTTTGATTACTCAATAGGAGCAAGATTTGGCTTAAATACTGAAACAGCTAATGTAAACCCTACATTTACTATAGATAAAAAATCAGGAGTAATTAACTTTAGCTCTAGTATGGCAGGTGAATTATGTGTATTAGAATACGTTTCAGATGGAATGGAGAATGGAGATGAATCAAGCATTAGTGTAAACAAGATGTTTGAGGAGTTTATTTACGCTTATATTAGATATTCTATACTAAATTCCAAGTTAGGAGTTCAAGAGTATGTAGTAAATAGAGCTAAAAAGGACAAATCAGCACTTCTAAGGAACGCAAAAATCAGAATCAGCAATATACATCCCGGAAGACTTTTAATGAATATGAGAGGTCAGAATAAGATTATAAAATAATATGGCGAATATAACTAAAAGCTTTACCAAGGGTAAGATGAATAAGTCTACCGATGTACGTCTTATGCAGGACGGTGAATACATTGATGCATTAAACGTAAGGGTTAACTCTACGGAGGGAAATAATGTTGGATCGATAGAGAACTCATTAGGAAACCTTCCGTTGACAAGCCTTAAGTATATAGATGGTACTCCACTGAGTGCTAACGCTAGATGCATTGGAGCTTTTGAAGACGGAGCAAATGAAAGACTGTTTTGGTTTGTTCATGACCCAACATTTACAGTGGGAGCTAGTGGAAAACTTGATTTGATAGTATCATTTGATACTAAGACTTCCTTCTTAAACTATCACGTTGTAAGTATTTTAAATAACATTGGAGCTGGTATAATTACCACCTTAAACTTCAACCCTGAGTATTTAATAACAGGGGTTTCTTTGGTTGAAAACCTATTGTTCTTTACAGATGACTACAACGCTCCTAGAAGGATTGACGTAGATAATAGCTATTCGTTTCCTCTTGCAAATGTAGATACATTTAGCGATGAGTCTTTACTTGTAATCAAGAAAGCACCGCTTACATCTCCTTCAGTTAGTCTTATTGACATAGGAAATGACATTAATTACATGGAGGATAGGTTTATCTGCTTTGGATACCGTTACAGGTACGCAAACAATGAATACTCTGCTACATCTCAATTTTCACAACCTGCGTTTGAGCCTAAAGATTTCTTTTTAAGTGCAGAGAGTGTACTTAATGAGGGAATGGAGAATAAGTTTAACGCAGCCATCATTACATTTCAAACAGGAGGAGATTTGGTTGTTGGTATAGATTTACTGTTTAAGGATGCTAACGACCCAGTAATTAGGGTGATAGAGAAGCTGGACAAAGTAGATAATGGATGGGGAGATAACCAATCTAGGACTTATACATTTGACAACAGTAAGATTTATACAATACTTCCTTCTTCTGAGATATTAAGGCTTTACGATAATGTACCTAGATTTGCTAAGGCTCAGACGGTTATGAGTAATAGACTTGTTTATGGTAACTACACAGAGGGGTACGACTTGATTGATGTATCCGGAAATAAGCTAAAATTAGAGTACTATACTGAATTAATAACAGGAAGCACTTCTACTGGCTACACTTTTCCATATACCAAAAGATTTACAAACTATAATATAGACCCAGCCCCGGGGACTGTTGTTTATTATAAAGGAATTGTTGACTTTGATTTAAGCGTATTAAACCCAAGTGCAGGTGTAAACTATATGGTGGCAGGTAGTTCTATATCGTTTGACATAACTTTCTTACGAGTTTTTAGTTCTGGAACAATTCCTATTACTGCATCCAGCTCGTTCAAAGTATCTCTGCTATTTACTCTTCCTAGAAGCTATACATCTGTTTATGATTTAGCTTCAAGTACAGAGTTTTTAGATAAGGTAGGTACTACATCAAACATACTTCCTGTTTACGACCCTACAAACCCAACTTCTTGTAGTGGAACTACGTTTACAGATATATATAACTGTAACTCTCCTATTCTAGCTACTCTTACTAAGTATGCAAGTGGTATAACGGCAAACGGTCAGCCTATAGAAGTATTTTCAACGCCTTCTAGTAATTTTATTAGCTTTAAATTTCCTGCTATTCAATACGTTGCTGATGCAAACAACCCAACCGGGGCATACGCTTACGAATATTACGGAGTTCATGAAGCAGAAGGAGCTTATTCTACAGGTGGATTCTCAAAAAGTCTTCATAGCAATAGGGGGTACGAAATAGCAATAGCTTACATGGACGATTTTAATCGTTCAACTACAGCTTTGGTAAGTAACAGGAATACAGAGCATGTTCCTTGTGAATATTCAGACAGTAAAAATAGCATTAAGGTTACAATACCAAGCATACAAAAGCCACCATATTGGGCGACTAGGTATAAGTTTTTAATAAAGCCAGACAAACAAGGGTACGAAACAATTTACGCTCAATTTTATTGGATTCAGGATGGAACTAATAACATATATTTTCTGTTAGAGGGCGAAAACGCAAGAAAAGTAGAGGAGGGAGACAGGTACACTGTTAAGTCTGACACTAGTGGAGCTATTAACGAGTGCGTAACAGCCACTGTTCTAGAAAAGAAGGCACAGTCATCAAACTTCATAACAACAACGACAGGGGTTGTACCTCCAGCAGGGGTATATATGAAGATTACTTCGGATGACTTTAGTGCTCAGTTCGTTCCTTCTGCCGTTCATTCTGTTTCAAACTTTACTAACGCTAATAGACAAAATAATTACTGTTTTACTCAGTTGAGATGTAGTACTTTTAACGGAACTACTCATACAGACATAGCTATTCCTATCAACTCTATAATTAAAATAAAGTTTAGGTATAAGAGAAACGGTACGTTTGGAAAGAAAAAATGCGAGGAAAGAAGCTTTACTTATGATGAAACATTCACTTCTACTGCTGACTACAATAATATGTACGATTGGTTTGTAGGAGATAGTATATCAAGCAGTTTCGTAAGAGGAACAGGTTTTGCCGGAAATTCTCAATGTATACCTAATAATGTTTTCTATCCAGCAATTCATACAACATCACCTGCTGCTCCTTCTCTTTGTACTAATAATTGGTATTTCTACAGAGGTTCAACAGGATATTTAGAGCTGGTAATCACAGGTACTAATGCGTGTTCAACAACTAAGAATGGAGAGGCTAACGGTCAGGCTTCATTGCAAATATATCTACCTGAGTCTTCTTTAATATTTGAAACACAACCATTGGACGCTTTGCCAGACGTATTTTATGAGTCAAGCGAATCATTTCCAATAACAAATGGATTCCACCAGGGTAATGTTCAAAATCAAACAAATTTACAGTCAGCGATTATAGACACTGATTTCTATAACTGTTATATGTTTGGAAACGGAGCTGAGAGTTATAAGGCTTTAGATTCTATTACAGGAAAGCAGTTTAACTTAGGAAACAGGGTTTTATCTGTCTCTGCAGAGGATTACAAAGAAGCTCACAGGTTTGCAGACCTTACCTACAGTGGCGTTTATAATGATGAAACTAATGTAAACAAGCTGAACGAGTTTAACCTAGGCCTACTTAACTTTAAACCGTTAGAGGATTCTTTTGGAAAAATTCAGATTCTTGACGGAAAACAAACAAACGTACTAGTACTACAGGAGGACAAGATTTCTTATGTACTGGCAGGCAAGAATATTCTTTCTGATGCAGGCGGTGGAAGTGCTTTAACTTCTATTCCTCAAGTATTAGGTCAGCAAGTAACGAAGACTGAGGAGTATGGTATTAGCCATAACCCTGAGAGTTATGTTAAGTGGGGATACGATAAATTCTTTACTGACGCAAAGAGAGGAGCTGTGATACAAATGAAGGGTGCAGATGAGGCTGCAGGAGACCAAGTTAAAGTAATATCCGAGCAGGGTATGCGTTCTTGGTTTAGGGATTTGTTCATCAATGATTTTAACACTCAGAAGCTAGGAGGGTTTGACCCTTACATGAACGAGTATGTACTGTCTTCAAACGATGTACTACTTCCTGCTGAGGTTAAGTGTTTAGACTGCGAGGACTACAGAACCTTTAATGTTCAATCAGGAAATGATTACACCTACTGCATAAACGTAGGTACTATAATTGGATATACTGACGTGAAATGGAATATTCCTGCTGGAATGGTAGGAACTGTAACCATTAATGTTGTTTACAACTCAACAACTTACACATCAGGGCCTGTATCTACATCGGGAAATATAAGTATACCAAAGAGTCTAACTGGAGAAACTAAGTTTGACATAACTGTAATTAGTACAGGTGTAGCGACTGGATTAGAGGTTGTTACAGGATGCCCAGACCCTAACAATATTAACGTAAGATGGATTGTTTATTCTCCTAACCCTGGAAGTCCTATATTAACACCAACTAGATTAGGATTTAGCTATGTTGACGGAATAGTTGAGTCACCAGTATCATCAACGGATGTTCCTTTTGTAACCTACGCAGGGAATCCAACATTAAGTTTATACGATGAGTTTACAGGGCCTCAAGGAGCTTCTTCAGTACCTACTGACAATTCAGATATTACTTTGTTTGTAGAGAAAAATAGCAATAGTTCTTTCAGTTTTGACGTAAACACAAACAGGTTTATGTATCTAAGGTCTTCTCAGGTTTATGAGAATAACTCTACAGATATGATGTTACTTCTTGAAAATGCTTCGGTAGCCTTAAACCCAGTTGAAACAGATGAATTTGTGTCTGCTACTTTTATGATGCCTGCAGAGGAAAATGTAGGAGAAAATCTTTATTTGATTTGGGATTTAAGGGACAAGAGTTCACTTCTACTATCTCATTCAACGGTAGATGCTGCTGATGCTTGTTGTGGTTATGATTGTACTGAGCTATGCTCAGAGTATGAGATACTAAACAACAGTGGAGGTGTAGTGTTATACGACTACTTAGACTGCACTACAGGGCTAGAGGCTGAGGGTACTATTTCAAATGGAAGAGTTGAAACTATATGTTCAAGGTCTATTCCTACGACTACAGATATTGTAGAAGGGGTAACAATTACTTACACAAGATGCGGATGCTCATCATAAAATAAAATAACATGCCAACTAACGCAATAAATTACATAGACGCTAAAACCTTCTTACAAGCTACGGCTGTCTTCATAGATTCAGAGTTAACAACACTAGCCTCTGATGGATTTTACTCGGATAGTAACATCTCAAGGGAGCAATTAAATGGTGTACTACTACCAGCTCAAGAATGTCAAACCTGTCCTTAATAAAAATATATGCCAAATTACACTATAACATACGCTGATAGCGCGCAAGGATTTCCTTCATTTTATTCCTTTTCTCCAGATTGGATGATTGGTATGAATAATTATTTCTATACCTTTAAGGGAGGAAATCTTTACAGGCATAACGTAAATGCTGTTAGGAATAACTTCTACGGGATACAATACACCACTACAATGAAGAGTGTATTTAATCAGTCTCCTTTAGAAAATAAGTTATTTAAAACTATAAACTTAGAGGGAGACTCCTCTTGGGGTGTTACTTTATCAACAGATTTACAGAACTCAGGATTTGTTAAAGCACCTTACTTTGAAAAGAAAGAGTCGTCTTGGTATGCTTTTGTTAGAAATTCAGGAAGTAATCCTGCTACACTAGACCAATATGCACTACGTTCACTAAATGGTATAGGAACTTCATCAAATATTGTTTTAACTGCTACTACAGCAACTATAGATTTTTCAATTTCTCCGTTAACGTCAATAGGTAGCATATTAAGTGTTGGAGATGCCTTTTACTTTGTAACAGGTGCTTCACCAATAGTTCCAGGAACACCGGAATGGGCAGGTACAGTAACTTCTGTAAATGTAGATTTACCAGCAGGAATTAATCAAGTTATTGTAGATATAAGCCCTCCGACACCACCACTTCCTCCTCCTACTCCTATACCACCAGGGTCGACAACTGAGTATTTTATGTTTTTAAAAGATGCTGTTGCAGAATCTCACGGAGTGTTAGGACACTACTGTATTTTTGACATGACTAATGATGAAACGACTGAAGTAAATTTATTTGCAGTTGAATCAGAGATAATGAAGAGTTATCCGTAAATTTTTGTATATTTGCATTATATGAAATTTGAAATTAGAATATTAGAAGAAAAAGATTACGATGAAATACTTGTAAAATGGTGGGAAGACTGGGGATGGCCAGCTCCACCTAGAGATTTTCTTCCTGAGAATGGCACTGGAGGCTTAATGGTTTATGATGGAGATACTCCAGTTTGTGCAGGATATTTGTACAGCACAAATTCAAAAGTGGCTTGGGTTGATTGGATAATATCAAGTAAAACATATAACAAAAAACCTAACAGGAAAGAAGCTATAAGTTTTTTAATAGAAGAGCTAACTAGTATTTGTGAAAATAAACTACAAGCAAAATTTGTTTACGCTTTAATAAAGCACAATGGTCTTATTGAGACTTACAAGAAATTAGGGTATACAGAAGGTGATTCTTATACTAAAGAGATGATTAAAATAATATAATATGGCAGTAGCAACAGCAGTAGCAGCAGCAGGTGTAGTAGTAAACTTAGGAACAATGGGAATGTCTATTGGTCAAGCAGCTAAACAAAAAAGATTAAAAGAAGATGCCGATATTAAAGCTACTCAGGCTATATCAGACGCAAAAAAAGAAATAGACGTTAATTATATGGATCAGCTATCTATTGCTAAAGAACCTTATAGATTAGCTAGAGAGGCTGCTTTAAGCTCAGGTGCTCAGGCATTAGAAGCAGGTAGAGAAGGAAGCTCTAGAGGTGCGGCAGCAACAGCAGGTAGAGTTGTTGCAGGACAAAATAAAGCTCAACAACAGATTGCATCTACTATGTCTCAGGATATAGCAAGGTTAGACCAGCTTTCAGCACAAGAAGATTCAAATATAGCTACTAAATTAGCTACTTTAGATTTAAAAACAGCAGAAGGTGCTCAACTAGCATCTAGAGATGCTCAGCAAGCGAGAAACGCTGCTATTGCACAATCTATTAAGTCAGGAGGAGATGCACTTGTAAAAGGTGTGGAGACTTTTGTTCCTTTATTTCAAGACAAAGGAGAAACCCCAATAACAAACGGAAGTAATTCAGCATTGGCTACTAATCAATTAGGTGGTGGAGGTTTTACTATTCCTAACGGAAGTAATTCAGCATTGGCTACTAATCAATTAGGTGGTGGAGGTTTTACTCTCTATCCTGACGGAAGTAATTCTCCAATAGACCCTAATCAATTAGGTGGTGGAGGTTTTACTCTCTATCCTGACGGATCAACCCGAATTAACCCCTTTGCTTTACCAGCTATAACTAGTTATCCTTATCTAGACATGTTTGGAAATCCTGTAACAAAATAAATTATTAAGAAATGGCAGAATATTATGGGTACGCAGAAAGAAAGGATTCAGACTATATAGACTGGAATAAGGTAGGTACTGATGTTAATAAAAAATTAGATGATGAAAACACTAGAAGAGCCACTGCAAAGAAGGAATTAGAAGACGCTCATAGGGCTGCTCAGAATATTTTTGACACTCCAAATATAGGAGATAATAAAACCTTAAACGAAATATATTTAAGTAATGCAGAGCAAGCTAAACAGCAAGAGTTGATTTGGTATAAGTCAATGAAAAATGGAAAAATGAATCCTGCTGAATTTACTATGCTTAAGCAGAATCTATTAGATAGTAATAAAACTTTTACAACTGTTGTTAAGACAGCTCAAGATGCTTTTACGAAAACTAAAAAAAGAATAGACGAGGGTGTAGCTAGTCAGATAGAGATAGATCAAATGAAAAAGATTCAATCTTTTACAGACTTAAATAATTCAGTGACTAGAATAGACCCTAAAAGTGGTAAAATGGTATTTACTAAGAGGAATGATGACGGAAGTCCTAGCGATGACCCTAATGACATTATGAGTATTCAGAGTGTTATCACTGGTTTAGGAGTTACTGTTGACAAATATTTTCTTAGTGATGAAGTGGCACTAGATGTTGCTGATTTAGCTAAAAAATACTCCGAAGTTGTAGGTAAAGGTCGTATTGCTTCTATAGATGATATAAGAAGAAACCCAGAGTTTAAAGGAGCATTAGATAATTATGTTGAAGCTAAATTAGTTGACCCTAACAATGTAGCTAGTATATTAAATCAATTCTCAAAAAATAATTACAAGACTTCTTATGATATTAAAGATAAAGGAAAAGAAGGTATTATATATATAGATAATTCCGGTAATATTCCTAAAGCTGTGATAACTGATAAACAGAAAGAAGATGCTGCTAAAATAGTTAGGGGTGTATACGAGGTTCAGATAGGAAAAGGAGAAACGTATAGAGCACCTTCTTCTAGTAGTTCTAATGGCTCTGGAGCAACTAGAAGAATTAAAGGTAACTTAATGGATTCTATTGCGAAACTTTATTATGGAAATAAAAAAGACAGAACTGTAGCTGCTAACACAATTAGGAACTACTTAAATGAAAAGAAAAAAGTAACTGATAAAATAGAAATTATTGGTAGTGAGGTACGTGTATGGGATGAGGTTGGCGATAATTTTGTACCTTACAATATTGAGGAACTAAGTCTGCCAGATTTCTTAGAGAGTTTAGCTGGGAAAGTTGGTATACAAGATAGTAATATAGTAAACAAGTATAAGGATAAATACAGTGACTTAGAAAAATACACAAGGTCATTCGAAGATATGCTTCAGAAAGGAGAGGATAGTTTAGATGATAGAAAAGAGAGAGCAGATCGAGAAGCTGCTGAAAAATACGCTGATACCTATGTAGGTTTTGGTCAGATTCCTTACTCTCTTTCCGGGAAATCTAGTAACACGCAGTCTTCAACAGGAGGAGTAGGTTCAAAATATTAATTAAACTAAAGTATGAACGAAGAAGCAATAAAAGACGCATATCAATTATTTGTAAATAACGGGTACAGTAAGTCTGTAGAAGAATTTAAAGTTCTTATGAGAGAAAATGAGAACGCTAGGAAAGATATGTTTGATCTTTTTGTGTCGGAAGGTTATAAAAAAAAACCTGAAGATTTTAACCTTTTGATGGGTGTTGGTCAAGTAAAAAAAAAAGTCAATTCAAAGGTTACTTCTCGAGAGGAAGGTACGGATTCACCTACAGAACAAGTGGTGGAAGAACCTATCTCTGTGGAATCTTCTGCTCAGGTAAATAATGGATTAAGTGAATCTGAGTCTTCGGAGGCATTAGATTTTATAAAAAATATGCAAAGAGCAGAAGCTCCTGCTTCTGATGCACCTACAAAAAGAGAATCTTCTGGTTCATCTCCTAAGAGGATAAAATTAACTCCTTCAACAAAAGACCTACAAGAACAAAATGTAGATATAGAATCAACAGAAGGAAGAGAATTTTTAAAAGAAGGAGGCAGTAAGTTTTTAAATAAAGAAGACGACCCTACTTGGCAGAAAAAAGTAGAGGAAAAGCAAGTGTCGGAAGAGGAAGAGGATGCTGCTGCTGTAAAGTTAGAAGAAGATATAAAAGCAGTTAGAACCGCTAAACTTACAGAGGAAGATAAGGAAGTTAAAAGAGCTGAGATAGATTCAGCTATAGAGTCTGGAAATGACCCATTCACAAGAGGAATGAAGTATGTTAAGTCTTTTTTACTCAAAAACGAAGAGCATTCAGTCGCTGACTTAAATAAAGTGTTTAATCAGTATGGATACAAATTTACAGAAGAGCTTGGAGGAAGAAATGCTATTGGTATAGAGTCTGCAAACGGACAAAAAATAACTGTTGATTACGGAACTTCTGCCGTCTCTAAGAAGGGTACAGAAAACATTATTAACTCTGCAGTTACAGATATATGGCACTTTATGAGTAAGCATAGAGTTGAGAGCGAATTAATAGAAGATAAAGTTCATGGATTTAAAGAAAAAAGAACCAATATTCTTATTTCGGAAGGAGTTCGCTCTCCAGAAAAAAGAAAACTTTATGCTGACATACTTACTGAGAAGGATCTAAACGAAAGAACATCATTAGTAAACACTAAGCTTGATGGTCTTCAGAGTCAATATGATGACTACGAAAAACTAAGAATAGAACTAGAGTCTTCTGACCCTAAAACACAAGAAGAAGTAGATAGTTATAACTTATCTGCTGAGAAGTTAAATAATATTGCAGCAGAACTAAAAACTAAATATAGTGATGTTCAGTCCATAAAGTCAGAACATGATGAGTTGGTAGGTAGATATACTCATTATCAAGCTGAAAAATGGGATTTAGGATCTATTTCAGTTCAATCTATATTAACAGGTTTTGTAGGAATCGGAGAAGGAGTTTCAGGACATAAAGCAGATTTTAAAGAAGCTCTTTTAAAGGCAGGTATGTCAATTTATGGAAATTACAAAGGTTTTTCAGATAAGGAAATGGAAGCCGTTAACTCCGTCATTACCACTCAAGGTAATATAGAGAGAGATATGATTATTAATGGAGCGAACAGGCTTAAAAAAGACATGGAGTACTTTGGTACTACATTGGAAGCTATAGATAGGATAAAAGAAGAAAGCTTCGTAGGGGCAGCTCTATTGGGAAGTTTAGAGAGTGTAGCTCCAATGCTTTTAAATATAGTTCCTGGGGCAGGTAGCTCCCTAACTCTAGGAGGATTCTACATGCAAGGGTACGGAGGTAAAGAGAAATTGCTTAGACAATATAAAGGTTATGACGATTTAGGTATATTCGAAAAAATTACAATAAAAACATTGACATCTGCTGCTGGTGCTTTGTTAGAAAAAGCTGGTTTTGATAACGCATTCACGAGTACAGGAATGATTAACAAGCTTATTTCTAAAACATTAAAAGATTTACCGAAAGAAGCTAGCGAAATAGCTATCTTTAGCGCCCTAAAAAGGAATGCTATTCAACTATTCAAAAAGGTTGGTTCAGGTACAGCGGGAGAAGGTTTGACTGGTGGAATTCAAGAAATTTCAGATATAAGTATCACAGCCATATATAACACAATAAAAGATAAGGATGTTTTTAAAAATCCAAAAAGTGTAGGCGCTTTTGTTGAACGAGTTTTTGAAGCATCAGCATCTGAGGCTATAGGTGGATTTGCCATGACGCTACCAGGGTCAGTATACAAATCACTTAAAAAGGGGAAGACTATGGATCTTCCTAATGATGTGTTTGAGATGTTTTCGGCAATGACTAAGGACGAGGGGTTTGCAAAGTTATTTTCTCAAGACCTTAAGATAAAAATGTCTAGGGGAGAAATAACACAGGAACAAGCTCAAGAGCAATTAGATAATTTTCATACATCAAAATCTACACTAAGTCAGATACCAAAAAACTATACTACTGACCAGACAAAAGAAGCTGCATATTTATTATTAAGAAAAAAAGATTTGGAACAAGAGATGTCAGGGAAGTCACCTGAGCTTGTTGGTGATAAAAAATCAGAAATAGATGAAATAAATGAGAGATTAAAAACCATTTCTTCTAAGACTGAGACTGAATATGCTAATGAAAAAATAGAAATATTAGAAGCTAACAAGGAAGCGATTTCAAATATGCCAATGGAAAAGGATACTAAGATAGCTATAGAGAAAGCTATAGATGATGAAGTGTCTGAGATTAAAAAAAGATTAAATAAACCAAAAACTTTAATTGATAAAGTAAAGGGAGTTTTTTCAAAGAAAGAAAAATCACCTATTGATGAAATAGACAATGAAATAAAGCTATTAGAAGAGAATAGAAGTAAAGAATTAAAAGAAATTGACGACAAGAAGTTTGATGACACATTGGATCTTGTAACAGATGAAAACGGAAAAACATATAGAAATACAAAGGCTAGGCAAAAGAAAGCTGAGCAAGATCGTATCAATAAAGTTTATGATGACAAGGTAGAAGCTTTAAAGTCTAAACCAACACAACAAACTAATGAGGTTGAAGCTAAGAAAGCTGATATAGAAAGAAGAAGAGAAGAAGAAAAAGATAACGCAACTATTATTAATATTAATGGCCAAATCCAAGAAGAAGATTCTTTAAATGAAATATATTATCAAGCCACAAAAGAATTAGAAGTTGAAGCGAGAAATAACTTAACTTCAAAAGAATACAAGAAAGCTTCAGCTATTTTAAATATGGCAAGAAAAAATGGTTGGAGTATACAAGAAATTAAAGATAAATTATCCAAAGAGTTTAATGTTAAATTTAGTGGTGGAATGTTTGGTGTGTCTTATAATGCTAAGGTAAATCAAATCAATGCTAAATACGATGCTGAATTAGCTGCTCTAGAATCAGCACAACAAACTAGTGAGGTTGAAGTTAAGAAACCTGTTTCTAAAAAAATAGAAAAAAAACCTGTTGAGAGTGAAGCAGAAAAAAAGGAAATGTCTGTAGATGAACAGGTAGATTTATTAACTAATATATTAGAAGGGAAAACACCTGTAGAAGAAACAAAAGCATTACCTAGAAAACAAATTGATAATCAAGTAGATAACGCAAAAAAAGCTCTATCCAAGGTTGCACCAGAAGTAGAAATTATTGTTTCTGAGTCTGAGGCTGAATACAAGAAGGCAACCAAGGAAGGACGTAATCAAAGTACTGGAGGAAGGTATGTTGATGGTAAGATTTATATTAACCCGAATAGAGCAAACAAAAGAACTGTTGCTCACGAGGTATTTCACGCTTTACTTTTATCTAAGGGAAGAACTGACCAACAAGCTCAAGCTATCACAGAAAGAATGATGGAAGCGGTAAAGAAAAACGCTGACCAAGAACTGATTGATAGGCTTGAGAAGTTTAGCTCTAATTACAAAAAAGCACTAGAGAGTGAGGAGAGCATAGCTGAATTGATTGGTATACTTGCTGACGGTTATCCTCAGCTAAATGCAGAAGCGAAGAGTCTAATAAAGAGATGGTTAGATAGGCTTGCTAAAATATTTGGACTTAAGCCTCTTACTAGTGATACTGATATTATAAACTTCTTGAACACTGTTTCTGATAAGATAGCTTCAGGTAAAAAGATTAAATCAAGAGATGTTAAGGTTCTTGGTGATATTGATTCTGAAGTTAAAAATCTTGCAGGGAAAACACCTAATGAAATAGTAAATTCTGTTAGGGAGCAAAAAGGATTAATAAATCTTTCTGAGCAAGAGGTTTTAAAGTATGCTAGAGCAGGAATTGAAAACCAATACGAAGCACAAGCAATAAAACAAATCGGTCTACAAGGGGTTACGTTTACCAAGGAAGGTATACAAGGAAAGGTAAAAGAAGAGCTTGATAGTTTCATAAAAGAATCTGACAATTACATTATGTCAGAAGACAGTAAGGCTGTAGATGGTGCTATACAATTTGAAATCAACACATTAATAAATGATGGTGCTTCAGAAGCTCAAATTGAAAATGCAAAGCAAGCTTTTCAACCAGGTTCTATGCGAGATAATTTTATAAATAAATATAAAGAAACTCAGAAAGAAACTTTGGATCAATGGAAGTCTTACCTATCTGAATCTAATTACAATAATTCGTTTAAGTATTTAATTTTAGATGCTGTACTAACGAACAATTACGATTTTAAGACAAATAAATACACAAAAAGAAGTAATAAAACCATAAGAAACTACACACCTTTTGATGCAGGAACACTAGCATCTCTTTATGCGAGTGATAGTAAATCTTTACTGAAAGATTATGTAGAGATACAGGCTCAGAATTCTAAAAACGTAGTAGAGTCTTCTTCTTTTGTGTCAACTAAAGAAGGAGAATGGCTAAAGTTCGAAGGAGGACCTTCGGTTAGTAATGAAGTTAGAGTAGAGAACGCAAATAAGCTTTCTCAGATTGTACAGAACACATACTGGTGTACTAAAACCAACGCAAAAAATCAACTTGATGGAGGAGATTTTTATGTATATGCTACTAAAAATTCTGAAGGAGAATACGAATCTAGGGTTGCGGTAAGAATGGAAGGTGATAAGGTTGGTGAAGTTAGGGGTAATGATTCTAGCAAGCAAGATTTAGAACCTGACATGATGCCTGTTGCAGACAAGTTCTTAAAAGAAAACATACCTAACGGAAGTGGAAAGAAATGGTTAGACTCCATAGAGTACAATACAAGAGTAAAAGAGCTTACAGAAAAAATAGAAGGTAAAAAAGTTACAGAACAGTCGTTAGAGGAATATCTAGCCATAATAAAAGATTCTGGTAAATTTAAAGTAGACTACGGAGAGAATGGATTGGTTACTAAATTAAAAAAAGTATTCGATGATTCTGAATTTGATTTTCCTGTAGCAAGAAATTTAAGAGAACTTAGACCAGATACTGTATTATTTATTGGTAACTTTAAGCCTATTGAAGCAGTTAGTTCTAATATATTTCCTAAGTACGTAACCGGATATGCTTATTTTGGATACTCAGAGGTAACTGACTTAGGTCAATTGCAATCTATAAGTGGATATGCTGATTTTGGAGACTCACAGGTAACTGACTTAGGTCAGTTGCAGAGTATAGGTAGAGATGCTTATTTTGGATACTCAGAGGTAACTGACTTAGGTCAATTGCAATCTATAGGTGGTAATGCTAATTTTGGAGGCTCAAAGGTAACTGACTTAGGTCAGTTGCAATCTATAGGTGTTAATGCTAATTTTAGAGTCTCAAAGGTAACTGACTTAGGTCAGTTGCAGAGTATAGGTAGAGATGCTAATTTTGGATACTCAAAGATAACTGACTTAGGTCAATTGCAATCTATAGGTGGTAATGCTAATTTTAGAGACTCACAGGTAACTGACTTAGGTCAGTTGCAGAGTATAGGTAGAGATGCTGATTTTGGAGACTCACAGGTAACTGACTTAGGTCAGTTGCAGAGTATAGGTAGAGATGCTGATTTTGGAGAAAATTTAGGCTTAGAAAATAAATGGAATCAAAGAGAGTCTGGAACTACCACGACACAGTCTCGTCAGCAGAATGCAGATAAACCATCAATAACTGAGGTGAGAAGGATTGCTAAAGAAAATGGATTGAAGGAGGAAGCTGTAGATAAGGTATTGAAAAACCTAGGATACACAAGTGCTGAAATTAGCGAATCTATAGAGATTGAAAGTGAGATTGAAAGACAATCAAAAAAATCTATTAAGAGACCTAAATCTGCAAAAAAGATTATAGGTAAATCTAAAAGAGATAAGGTTACTGTAGATGAAATGTCTTCTTTGAAGACACAGATTAGACTAGAAGCAAAAGCGGCTAAAGGAGCTAAGACAGACCTAAACCAAAAAAGAAAAAATCTGGCAAAAATAATCAAAGATTTTGAAAAAGGAAAAAATATCACGACTGCTAAGTCTCAGACTATAATAAACAGGATAAGCAAAGTAAACCTGGATAATGAAGTTGCTGTTGAAAAACTTCTTGACTATATTGCTAAACAATACGGAATAGCAAAAGTAAAAGAGGAAACTTCTGCATCAAACACGAAGAGAGAAAGAGCTAAAAATAATATCAAGAGCAAGATAGGTACGGCTAAAGATACTTTCAATATTTTTAAAAAGCTATTTTCTTATGATTCTGGATTAATTACCAATGAAAAACTAAAAAAACAATACGAAGATTTACTAAATAGGTTTGGATCTTCTTCGGCTGTACTTAGTGTAAAAGACTTGAAATCAGAAGCTAAGATTGCTAGAGAGATTGTTGAGGTTATGGAGAAAGAAAATGCTCAGTTTGAAGACTTGGCTGATGTGTTTTATGAAAATCAGGTTTTAGATAAAGATGGAAGCGTAGACTACAAGGCTACTATGGATATTCTAGGAAAAGGAACTAACCCAATACTTGTTAAAGACCAGTTAGATGTATTAGAAAAATACAATAAAAAACTAGACCTTAAAAAAACAAAAGAATCTCTTACTCCAGAACAACAACAGGAAGAGATAGATTCTCTTATAGACAGCGCTATGAAGGAAAAGGTTACTAATAAAGTAACGGACAATAAATATTCTAGAATTTCTGCGTTTAAATTTATTGAGTTAATGAAGGATAGGAAAAACCTAGAAGGCCTTACCGAAAATCAACTTAAAAGTTTACCTCTTATTCTTGAGAATATTAATAATGGTATATTTACTACAAGAGCAAATACTATTATGAATGCCTTAGATGTAAAGGGAAATTCGGATGTAGTAACAGCTCAACTCAATAAAGCTAAAGCTTTGGCTATTGAGAGTATTATGAGAGGACTGCAAACAAAAGTGATGTTTAAGAGCGAAAAGACATCTGCTTACAGACAAATATATAGTAATGCTTTAAAAGACATAGATACAATATTAGGCCTTAAAGGAAAAGAAATTTATAACAGAACATTCAAAAGAATGGGTTCTGCTTTCGCAACATTTCAAGAAGCTACTAGGGAAGTGAATGAAAAGTTAACAGATATAAATACAAAGTTATATAAAAAATTTACAGAAGAAAATAAAGTAGTAGAAGCTAAATACAGGATTCAAGCATACATGTTAGAACTTGAATACGAATCTAATCCTGAAATGGCTAAAAGGGGAGGAGTATTCAAAGCGAGTGAATGGATAGATGAAACAATAAAAACTTTAGAAGATAAAGGAAACCAAAAACACACAATAGAAATATTAAGAAAAGTTAAGAAGCAGGTAGAAGGGAAGTCTGCAGAAGAAATTAAGAGTGGAATGACTAGGGTTGAGAAGGAGGCTGTCAATGTTATAAATAAAATAAACGAAGAGACTGCTGAAAAAGCTCTTTATGTTGGTTCTGTAGTTAGAGGGTCTAGACCTGATATGATAAACAAATACGTTCACCATGATGTAATGAGTAGTGATAAGGGAAGGAAGGCAGAAAATGCAGAAATTTCTGATCATTACGATAAGACCACAAACGTAAAAACAAAAGCAGGAACTGTTGAGGGTAGGACAAAAGGCGTAAAGGCGTTGAATATGGATGCTTTAAACTCTACACTCCGAGGTGCTAAACAAACACTTCTTGACTTCCATATAACAAACGAGAATAGGGTTGTTAAAAAAATATTAAGCACTGTAAAAGAAAATGTAGAGTCTACATCAGAAAACACAAGAGAAAATAAAGTTCTTAAATTAGCTGAAATTTCTCCTGGAGAGTTTGCTGTAGCTATGAATGAAGCTTATGATGAAGCTATGGCAATAGCATTCGGAAGCTCTTTTAGAACTGAAGGTTATTTAGATAAAGCTATTAGCTTTGGTTATCAATATAAGTTAGCTGGTGTTCCTAGAGCATTTGCTGAATTTTCGAGTAACCTTGGATATGCAGCAATAGCTGATCCTGTTAGTTTTGGGTTAGGAGCTAAATTTATTTTTCAAAAGAATGGGTTATCTGATTCTATTGAGTTTTTAACACTTTCAGGGAGTTCAGAACTGTCTAGATTTACAGGAGCTAAAAACACCGGTAAGTCAGTTGATATGTTAGCTAAAAATGTTGACTTATCTAAAGCTGAAGGTAGAGGCGCATTATCTAATGCTGTTAAAACCTTTTCTAATAAAAGCGGAGTAAAATTTGTAAGTGGTGGAGCGGAGGTGATTGCAGATGTGTTAATATCTACGCCAGATAAAGCAGTATCTTTACCTATATGGGTTGGTACATTCACTTCTGAAATGAAAAAATCAAATGTTGATTTAGAACAATTTAAAAATAATGCTGACTATAGAAGCGAGAAAGCAAAAGAAATAGAAGCGGCTAGAAATAAGGCTGACCAGGCGTTAAACAAGGCTGCAGGTACTCAAAGTATTTTTGGAGGAGTATTAAAGAATAAAATAAACAAAAGAGATGATGGAGGTTTAGTTCAGGCACGTAAGTATGTTAACGGATACCTGACAAATTTCTTAATTTTTGAATACTCAACTGCTAGAGATGGTATTATAGGTATGATGGGTAACGGAGAGATATCAAGACGTAAAGGTGCACAATTATTAACAGCTGCAACAGTCAGAATGGCTTCTTATGGATTGCTATACAAAGTGTTTAGCTCGTTAATTTACGGAGCTTTTGGAGCAGAAGATGAAGATGAAGATGAAATTGGGGTTAATGAAGTTACCAGAGCTTTTGTTGGAGCTGCAGCTAGTTTATTTTTAGGAAGGAATTTCGGAACTATTGCTAGAAGAGGTTTAAATATTGGCGTAGAATACTTAAACGAAGAGTATGGTCAGTCAATTAGGGGGGATGAAGAGTACGATTCATTCAAACATGGTTTAGGATTGGGATATTTTAATATTAAGAGTGATGACTTAAAAGATAAAGACAATATAGCTTATCAAGTTATAAAAGAAACTACAGGTCCACTCAGTAGCCATGCTGTATTAATTCTTAACATGATTTCAGCTGGAGCTAAAGTATGGAATCCTTCAAACGATCAAGAGAAAGAAGAGTCTATTGACTATCTATTAAGTCAAGCTTTAATTGAGACTGCAGGGTTATTTACAGGTAAAATTCCTTTAATTAAAGATTTAAAGAAATACTTATTTACTATACCAACAAGTAATAAGTTTGCACTTAAGGATAAGCAGTACTCTTATAATGAGCTTAAGGATAAAAATAAAATAAAATTTGCCACTGAAGAGGAGAAATTTCAATCGAAACCTGAAATAAAAGAAATCGATATGAACCTTAATAAAGTAACACGACTTATAAAGGGAGGAACATTATCAGAAGAAAATGAAATTAAAGCTAAACAAAAACAATCCACATTAAAAAATGATAAGAAGGCTTTGAAAAGAGCGTATATGGATGAACAGTTTGGATTTAAAGACAAAAAAGATATAGGTAAAGTATCTAAAAATGATAATGTCAATGATAAATCTATAGACGAGCAGATGGCTGAGATGGAAATAATAGACGAAAGGACATACAAAGAATATAAAGAAGAAGACGAGAGAAAATATACTAAAACTTTAAGAAGATATAAAAACAATCGAACATATAGAAAGAGTGATAATCAGAAAGCAAAGTTAACTAGAAAACTTAAAGATGCTCAACGTAAAAAAAGAGATTACTTAATACCTGAGTTAAAAGCTAAAATAAAGTTAATCCAACAAGAAATGAAAGATAAAAAAAGAGAGTTTTTTAACAAAGCTTTTAAAAAGTAAAAACACTTTTTTCTTTATAAGTTATCGTGAGTTCTGAAAAATAAGAATCAGACATAGCCGGTGATACTTCACCGGTTAACTTGTCTATCTTTCCATACATAAGACTTTCGCTATTTCCAAATATAACTACTCCGTTAAGTCGTTTGTTAAACAATCTAACCGCTCTTTCTGCCTTTATAATAAATGGTTTAGATAAATCATCTACAATCTCTACCTGAGCATAAGAAATTAACTTACCGCTCTTATCTAATATCTTATAATCAACATCACCTGGTGATAGTTGTTTAAAAGACCCATTAAATTTGTTTACAAAAGATTGCATTATATTTTTCTTCATTAGACAAAAATACAATAAATTATCTTGACTCTTCTAAGTAAATTTGCAATGCAGCCAATGCTCTCCAGGCTGATTTTGCTAAGTGTAACTGTCCATCAGTATCAACTGGGTTAAATACGTGGTCCATTGAGTGTCTAACTAAACAATCTAAATGGTCTTTACTCTTTTTTCTATCCCAATGCAATGGTTTATCATTATGATGCTGTACGTTTCCTTGTAGGCTACATTGAGCAACAGCCTTTATTGCGTCAGGGAAATACATTAAAACCCCTGAAAATATTGGTGTATTTTTTCTTTTTTCTGCTTCTTCTGTCATAATTAAAATATATGGGTTAAACGTGCAACTTGTCCGAAATCAGGATGGTGTAAAAAACCTTCAACTGCTTTTGGAGCTCCTTTATATCCTTTTTTATCGTGCCAAGAATCTGCACCACTAGGGCTTCTTAAACTTTCAACTGTTATATTAATAAAATCTTTAGCAGTTTTATGGTGTACGTGATGAGTATAAAAATATCTATGCTCTGCAAACGCCCATAAGTCTTTAGCTTCTATTGACATTAAAGAACCTAAGTCAGCTTGTTTTGCTCCGTCCCCATGGGTAGAACCTATTATGTTCTTACCGTATGCGTAGTATTTTCTGTGTGCTATTGAGCAGTCGAATGTTATATTTTTACAATCTTTGAAGTAAGTTTGAATAACATCTGCCAAGAAGAAACCATTTGTATAATCGTGGTTACTAGGATTGAATACAAAATGAACGTCTGCAACAGACAGTAGAATTTGTAGTACATCAACATATAGTTGTTTCGCAATCAAAAAACTATCGTACCACATTCCGTCAGTATCTTGTGGAGTACCTGATGTAGTTTGTCTTTTTGGTGTATCAATATGTAATATATCATTACCTCCAATGAATAAAATCTTTTCAATATTAAATCCATTTGACTTTTGTAAGATTCCTTTTACTCCCTCTATAACTCTTTTTACAGCTATCTGACTGTTGTATTCTTCTCCAGTTTCAAATGCTGTAGCTAACTTACCTATGTGTATATCTGCAGGGTCGACAACTAAAAGATGTCCATCTGCCAACTTATCTCTTTTTAATTTTGGAAAACTTGGTGTAAATTCTTTTAAATGCTTTACTATTGAAGTTCTTAAATCAAGGTATTTTTTCTCTGTCTCCGAAATAAACAAAGGATTTTTAATAAATACAGATTCTTGTTTTGTTTTCTTCCATAGATGCTTAACTGTTGTTGGATCAACTTCTAATTTTTCGCAACTATCAACAACGCCTTTACTTCGTAAGTCATTTAACTTGCTTAGTTGTAAGTCTGTTAAGTAGTACTTTGGATTTCCTTTTCCATTACTCTTTCTTGCTTCAAAGCCTAAATAAATTGCTTCTGAAGGTTTTAATCTAATTCTGTTCATTTGATATTGATTTTTTTAATTCAATTATTTTTTCTATTAAAACATCACAACGACTGTCCATATCGTCATACTCCATTTTCTCAAAAGATTTTTTTATTGAATATAGAGAAATTTCTAAGTCACTTACAACGTGGTTTATGTGTATCATTTTATGTCTATTATAAGCTATCATTTGTGATTATTTTAACAGTTTGTTTATTATTTATGTAATCTAAATAACTATCTAAATCTATAAAATCTATGTCTAGTATAACTACATTATCTTTGTCTAGTTTTTCTACTGTAACCTCATAAAATATTTCTTCAGAAACATTTGAAACTCCTCCTGTTAGATGTAATCCATCTTCAAGATACTCCAGCATCTTTACAACATCTGTCGCTATTTTAATCATTGAGTTGAAATCAAATGCAAGCATCTTGATTACAAACTTATCTTCTATAAGGCAATTAAATGGAACTTCATCTATAATACCTATTAAGTCATTATCTTCTTCCTTCATAATGCACTATATTTTTTTTATTTATTCTGTTGTTCTACAATATATAAACATTTTTTATATATCAAAAGGTTTTATCGTTTTATTTTCTAACATAATATATAATTAACCCTTCGGGTCGCTAAAGCTTAATCATATACGGGTGTTATAATTAATGTTTGTTTTAACCCTCATTTTATATGTTTTTGCATATAATATTGGTTATTACCCTCATTTTATATGTTTTTGCATATAATATTATTTTATATTACTATTCGTTATGTAGCATTAGCTATACAGTTGCCAAAAAATTCTTCATCTACATCTTCTTCGTCTACAAAGTGCACTGTAATACCACCTCTACATACACTCTGTGCTTTTTTTCCGAATTCACGTCTAGATATCGTCTAGAATTCCGTCTAAACACGTCTAGCTTTTCATATTCTTTTTTGTTTTTAATCCGTTACTATTCATATTACTATTCGTTATACTTCACTCTCAACAAGCTTCCTGTAGTAAGACACGCTGTTATTTATTCTATCTATAGTTTCACTTCCAATGTTATACTTAAGCTTACTCCTAACAACAGCATTCTTACCTCTCCCTTCTTTAACCTGCTTTGTCTTACTTATTACATTCTTCAGTAGAAGGCATCTGTCTAGCATCATCTGATTTGTAAATGAATATTCGTTTTCTATTATATCGTTCATGCTTCTTCACTTAATGCATATCGAATTGATTCTAGTTCTTGATGCTTTATTTCTTTATCAAATTTAATTATTTTATTGTTAATCATATCTCTAGCTATGTTTTTGTCTACGATTAAATCCTTGTATAGATATTCTTTCATTTCAATCAAGTAGTAAATAAATGCAGAATGATTATGTTTTTCATTTGCAATATTCATTTTAATTAATTCCAATTCTACTTTAATTTCTTTTATTATTTTATTCTGTATTGCTTTCATATTTTTAAATTTATATTTTATTTTAATTAATTCCTAATTTTTTTCTATATTTCTTTTGGTCTTCACTTACTTCAAAGAAATCATTTCGTACTAGAACACCTTCATCCGTCTTAATTACATTATTTCTAAGGCTCTCTGTTATATTAAATAACTCCATAAAATTGTCCACAACAAAAACATTGCAACCGCTATCAATCATTAACGGTAGCGTCTCCCTTTGATGCTTTGTAAAAGCTCCAGTCTTCATCTTAAGCTCTAACCCAACGTAAACACCATTGTAAATAACAGCAATATCGGGAAGACCTTTTCTGTCTGTGAAATGAATCCACCTACCATCCTTGAACATAGTACCTGAGTTTTGCCTCCACACAAAGAACCCCAATGACTTTAAGAATGTTCTAACGTCATCCTGGAAGTCAGACTCCTTTTTGTAAATCTTTTGGTTGTATAAATCGAATAAGCTACCAACCTTTGTTAAGTAGTCAATCCTCTCCTTGCTAATCTCTTTCGTTACCTCTCCACTTGTTTCCCTCTCAAGGTTAAGTATTTTATCTACAGTTTTTGTTATAACTGGCTTCTTAACAAATAGAATCTCATCAGTAGGGAATCCATTGTCTAGCACCACATTGGCACAGTCAATCATTAAGCATCTATCCTTTCCCTTGAAGGTCCTTAGCCCTCTACCAACCATCTGCTTGTAAAGTCTAAGAGATTTAATTGGTCTAGCGAAAAGTAAGCATTCTATACTTGGCTCGTCAAAACCGAATGTTGCCATATCTACGTTTATAAGAATCTGTATGTTATTCTTATTGAAGTCAGCATAGGCTCTTTCTATTTCAACATCTTTCCTTTTCGAGTGAACTACGTCAGCATTGTATCCGAGTCGCTTAAACTCGCTCTTTAGTACCTCAGAGTGCTTAATGTCGGATGCAAACACTAACGTCTTCTTATCTCCTCCATACTTCTTCCACTCACTCATTGTGTTAGACAAAATCTTCTCTTCTCTAACCACCTCACTTGCTTTCTTTTGGTTGTAGTCACCGTTTGAAATAGAAACCTCTTCTAGTTTAGGTTGAACGAGTGATGTATAAACATCTATATCACAAAGCCTACCTCCATCAATCAATTCCTTTACAGAAACCTCTGATACAATCTCGTCATATCCCTGGAGTAAATATCCATTCTCATCGATAGGTGTCGCTGAAAGTCCTATTATCTTAGCTGAGGTATATGTATTAAATATATAGTTAACATACTCTGAACCGTGAGCAAAATGGCACTCATCAATGAATATAAAATCATAATGGTCTGTGTGTTTTCTTGAATATAAAGATTGAACACTAGCTATTGTAAGAAGTGATCCGTTTTCTTCAGACTTATCTCCTAACAATAAGTTTCCATATCCATACTTTTCTTTTGTTTGTATCGCTAACTTTATCCTTGGAACGGTAAACAAGACTCTCTTGCCTTTAGATATTAGAGAGTCAATAATTACCTTAGACAGAATCGTCTTACCGAATCCTGTGGGTGCGTAGCATAGCACGTTCTTGTTGTTTGAAACCGCCTTACCTAACGACTTCTTTACTCTTTCTTGGTCTTCGTATAGTGTGTACTTCATATTAATCTTCTTTTTCTTCAAACATAATCCACTTCCCTACATTATCTCTTCCGTCATTTATATTATTAGATAAGTACTTAGAGTAAGCATCAAGCCAATTATAAAACTTATTCCTTGAGATAGTGAACTTAGACTTTGGTCCGTAATCAGGATTCTCTTCAATGAAATCATAGTATAAACTTTGCTTATATAGTCTAGCTCCAAAACGAATGTTGTTACTCGTTTCTTTTACTAATCCAACCCATTCAATAAACTCATAAGAAGTCTCTGCCGACAGCTGTCTTATTCTAAGATTGATAAACTTACTCTTAACAAGACCTGTATTCAAATAACTACTCAAACAATTTATCATGTAGTTGTCAAACTTAGTCCATTCATCAGTATCCCATTCAGCCCAAAAGTGTCTTCCGAATTCATCTAATGGCGTGTTATTTCCATTGTAATGTTGATGCAATTCTATTTCCCACTTTCTTCTAGCAAATGAATTACCTGCTCCCTTGATAGCATAATTAGTTGTTATAGCTACCTTTGGAGACTTCCCAAATGGAATCTTAATAGCATCCTTATTCTTCTTTTCTAACGTAAGACCTTCAGTTATAATAGAGAATAACTTCTCAAAATCAAAATGTTTCTTTACATCATCAAAGCATAGTATCTGAGTATCTGCTGAAACTAATTGATATGGGAATGACTTCTCAAAATTGAAATGCTTCCCATCAATGATTACCAACTTCTTCATCTGAGATAGTGCATTCATAAACAAACCCTTACCTGTTCCACCCTCCGGATTGTCTGATATAACTTCATCATTCAATATAACTGCAGGTGACTTAGAAAAGTTCTTGTATCCGTGCATAAGAAATCCGATTGTAGATTCCATTGTATCTATTCTATTACTATCACTGTTACATATATTACTTATGAATACTCTGTAGTCACAGTCGAAATCTTTATCTTCTATAAACGGTCTATCAATAACCTGGTCTTTCCATATATAACCACCTAAGTCTAGGTAGTCTATTACTTCCTTTCCATTCTTTGTTATCCTTAATGCACAATTAGTAAAGTAAAGATAAGCCTCATCCTTAGTGTCTGATATGAAATAAGCATCTATAGTAGATAGTAGAGTAAGAAACTCTTCTCTGAAATATCTAACGCAGTCAGCAAAGTAATTGTATATTGATAAATCCTCAACATCCAAGAGATAAGTTAAAACAAAATCCTTTATGTCGTTTTCGTTTGCGTGGTCTATAAGATTATTAGAAACTCGAACGAACACATAGTTCTTACTTCCCTCGGGGCAAAACTTATAAAAACCATTATCCTCTAAGAAAGACTTAAATTGTATGTGTTCAATTTTTATAACCCCTTTATCATTTTTTGACCAAAATGTTTGTTTCTCGTTATCACTCTCAACTTTAGCTATTACAGCATCAATAGTATCTGAGTCTAATTCAGTTGACTTGAGCTCATCTCTTATCTCCTTCTTTGACGCTCCTCTCTTTAATTTATTCTTAATCTGATTAACTCTGTCCTCATCCTCATAGTATTTAGTTCCGAAGTTAGCTAACTGACTGTAAGCTGAGTTGATTGTCTGATTAATTTCTGACATAGGGAAATCATTATTAGAATACTGACCAATAACGTATGATGCTAATGAGTGGTTTATTCCGTAGTCATTGAATGCTGAAGCCAATACGTATGCGTTATGGTTTCTTTGACCCTCAATCATTGGATACTTCTTTGTCCACCACTTAGTAAGTATCTCTACAATCTTATTCTCATCAGTAATAGGAATAGTAGGAGCGTCTAACTTAGTTATAACCTCTTTGTATTCAGGCTCATCTATTCTATCCCATAATTCTGATTCATCATTTGTATAAATTAATGGATCGTATGACTCGTAACAAACTCTTGATACGTTTCTGCTTGTCTTATCAAATCTAGGTGATGAAAAATAATTGTTAAGTGAATTGAAATAGTTTATGTGATTATCTACATCGAATGGAATCTTTACTAAAACCTTAATTCCATTTCCAGATGGAGAAATGAATACTGAAAGAACATACTTGTCTTTCATCATTCTGTCCTTATCATTCTGCAATTCTTTTTTTGTTTCATACCCATCAAAGTCTAAACAAATAATTCCACTATGCTGAATTAATGAAGTATCATTTCTTTTTGTAAACTCACCACTGAAACAAATAGCAGGTAAGCCTTTCTTTAACTCTTGCCTAGCATCTTTTCTTCTTTCTAATCTAATTTTATTTATAATTTCTTTTGATGTTCCATTCTTTATTCTATTCAAAACAACACTGAGAGGCCTATGAAACGGAGCTTCAATGCTTTTTATGTTTTTGAATATGGTTATGTTTTGATTCATTATGATGTTAATTAGTGTTGTTGATGTTAACTCGATGTTGATTTTGTGTTGGTTTTTTTCAGTGTTTATAGTAGCTGTGTTAGAAATGTTACTTTTTTACCCTCGTATATAAGGAATAAAATATTATTTATATAACTCTACTACTACTATATGGATGATTAAAATCAACACTTAATAAAAAAAATGCTGGGGATTTCTCCCCAACACATTGATTTAGAAGGGCATATCATCATCTCCTTCATTAGAATTTGCAACACTTTCTTTCTTTTTTGTAGGTTTCCAAGTGTCAAGTTCCATGTAATACTTACCTCCTTGAGATAATTTTACATCTAAATTTACCCAACCACTGGATGCATTCTGTTTCAAAAAGCTAATTGCTTCATCAACTTTTACTGAAATCTTACCGATTACAAATTCCGGTGATTGTTCATCTTTCTTAAAAATGAATCCGTCTGCAAAGATTTTTTCTTCTGCCATTTTATTATATTTTATTTTTGTCTACAAGTAATGGTGGTGTAGACAACCACCTTTTATTAAAATAATTCTTCCTCTATTATAAATCCACTAACGTCCTCTGTTGAATTATCACCAAAGAACTTATCGTATACATCTATCGCGTCCTCAACCTTCATCTCTCCTCCTCTAACGAAGTCTTCAGTAGGTCTAAATATTCCTAGCATCTTAGTTGTCTTGTCTATAACAAAGAAAACTAATGGTTTGCCGAATAGTTGTTGGTATATGTAGCATTGACTATCGTAGTTGTAGTTCTTAGCTGACCACTTAAACTTCTTTATATCTCCCGTAGTCTTAAGGTCTATGATGCAATCGTCTGTAATGATGTCTGCCTTTCCCTTCCACATCTTTCCCTTTATCTCTCCAATCGCAGGAACTTCGTACTCATTGTTTTCGTGCATAATCTCGTCATAGAAGTTTATGTTACCCTTCATCTCTGCTACCCAACTCCTAATCTCATCGCCTTCCTTCTCAAGAAGTGCAAACGGAATGTTGTTCTCAGCAATAAACTCCTTGTAAGCTTTAGTAGTTCTTGTTGACACATCCACAAACTCCCACTCTTCTGCCTTCTGAGGCTCTAGTATTAGCTGATGAAAGTACCTACCCTTTGCAAATATAGGAGTATCTTCTCTACTTTTACCATATTCCTTTGGATTATTTAGCAGAGATCCTATGTCTGAATTAGATAAGTATTTCTTTCCAACACCTCCATAGTACTCCTTGTCGTCTCTTAGTTTTTCTATTATATCATTCATTGTATTTGATTTATATTGTTATTGAATTGTATCTCATTCGTTAGTGTTTTAATTACGAATAACAAAGATGGTGTTCTTCCATCATATCTTTTGCTACTTTGTAAGCATCATCATAGCTCGAATATTCCTGAATATGATGTTCTTTAAATCCAGACATATTAGAATGTGAATTTAAAATATGAAATGGATTACACGATATTATTATAGGATTTTCCAAACCTCCATATTGGTAAAGATAAACTTTATCGTCTTTTTTATCTTTAAAAGACTCTTCTAAAAATTCTCTCATTTGCCAAAACTCATCAAATTTTAGTTCTTGAATTTCTTTACCTAATGGCAATTCTGCAAAATTTAACAAATACCAATTTTTATAATCATTTTCTTTTTCCATAGTTTTATTTTTTTAGTATATCGGGAAGAATCTAACTTATAGAATATAGTTCTTCCCCTTGTGACATACTCGTATTTTTAATTTATTTCTTTCTTGATTGCATTCTTAACCTTTGTAGTAACCTTGTACTTCTTTCCTAACTGCTCTACAATCTTATCCAATCCCATTTCTTTGTTGGATGCTATGTAACCTAGAACCCTTGACCAATTCTCCGAAGGAATTTCCAGGCTGTGTATTTTTGGCTCTTTAACCTCAGCTACAAGCTCAGGAACATCTTCTCCAGTCCATAGTGATAATCCTAATCCGTGCATAGCAATAGCCTTAGCAGTAGCTCTTTGTATTGTCTTGTTAACATCAAAGGATGTAATCTTATCAACAGTAACAGACTTGTTTCTGAAATCCATAATAGGCAGGTAATCAATGTGTTCAATCCCTTCAACATCAACACCAACCTTTACATAACCAGTCTTGCCATCCGTAAAATAATTTAATCCTGTATGTTCACTCTCATACACATTTCTTTGTGAGTTTGGATATTCCAACTTAAGCAAGTGCCAAGCGTTTGCCCATGATAGGTAATCCAAGTTACCTTTTCTTTCCGTCTTACCCTTGATGGATACTAACGATAATTTTTTATACGTTTCTTTCATTTGATTTTATTTTTTTATTTGTTATTACTGAATCTATTATTAATACCATAGCAAACACTATGAATAGTATAACCCAAAACTTTACACGAATTAAACTTACATTTCTGTCGCACATATATATAATTGACCAAAAGTAAATCTGACTACCTGATAGCTGAGTTATTAACTTGAATACTGAGAACAATGTTTCATTCATCAGGCTTCAAATTTAATTCTTTTAAACCTTTTTTCCAACCTTTTTCTAATAAAATATTAATATCTGCAGGGTGATAATACTCTCCCCTTACTTTGTATAGTTGTATATCTTTATCTTCCAGGTCTTTTACTAATTTATAATCACCTTTAATAATTGAATGAAATGAATCCCAATTAATAAATGCTGAATTCCTATCAGTAATTGCCTCTTCGTATAGTTCTTCCTTAGTCATATTATTTTATTTATAATGATTGAATAATCTGCGTCTTCTGATATGTTTTTATTTACCACTGACACACCATAGTTAACTTCAGATCCCTTAGCGTTGTAGCCGTTCTCGTTCATATACTTAACTATGCTAACCTGTTGTATAGGTCGTTCATTACAAACCCAATACAATATCTGCCTAGCCTCAGTACATTCTCTTTTCTTTGACCTTGAGAAGATAACTTCTTTATCAATGTTCATAATCCTACACACCCTATTGACGTATGTATTAAATATTTCTTTTTTCATTTTATTTTATTTTTTTATCTATTAGCCTTATAAATGTTGCACCCATAAACTTATCTATTTTCTTTATCTCGGTATAGATTTTTTTAGAGTTTCTAGTAGCCAAGTCTCTTTCTTTTTGTGTTGAGTCACTGCCTAAGTTGCAATAAATTAATGCGTCAATTCTTAGTAGCTCATCTATCTTTTCCGTATCCGTTAATTTATTATCGTTATTTATTTCGATAAAGTTATCTATTGTGTATTTCATTTGATTTGTTTTTTATGTTAAGCTTTCGTTAACAGTATTTATAGTATTCCAGATCTTCCTGGCTAGTAGTTCTTCCCTACCTTTTTTTACGTTGAGAGTGATTGCCTTGAACGTGTCTATAAACCTCTCTACGTCAATGTCTTCATTGTATCCTACCTTAACATCTTTTAATTCATCTGTCAGTTTTTTGTTTTCCAATTTTAATCTAATCAACTTATTTTTTAAAATCTCAGTGTGAGAATATGTTAGTGGATTTTCTATTACTCCATCATTAAATTTTTCATAAGATTCGTCATACAGTTCCTTCATGAAATTACTCTGATGGTATGTGTTAGGGAATGTTTTCAAGTAGTGGTAAATATTTGTTCTATGGACTCCCAAGAAGTCAGCAATACTATTATAGCTATGGTTACTATCTATCAATATGTTAGCAAACACAATCCTTGAGTAGACAACCTCTTGTCTCCTTGTACCTTCCCTTATGTCTTCTCCCGAAATGTTGCAGACCAGGTTGTATAATCTTTCTTTTTCTTCTCGTTGTTCTATTAATTTAGTTAACATTATTTTCTATTTTTTAATTAAGGGTACTAACTTCTTTAGCTTTCCCCATTTTTTTACATCATCAGTGCTTTTATTCCGTATACTAGCATAACTATACTACCGATAAACATTACTATTGATAAAAATCCTCCTTCTTCTGGTTGCTCTTGTTGTTCTTTTTTCATTTGTTTTATTTTTATTTGTTATTAATTTATAATTCTGCCTCAAATTCACAGTATTCGTTATCTATTATACAATCTCTAATCTGTACTCCCAACCTATAATCTGCATAGTCAGACATCTCTTGTTTGCTTATTCCTGCTTCTTCTTGTTGTTGTGAAGTCCAAGAGTCTTTATCTTTAAAAAACTCATCAACCTTATTGAATGACTCCTCAAGAGATTCTAATTCTTCTTTTATTGTTGGTAATTGCTCTTTATCAAAGTAATAAGTCACATAGTTATTGAATCCAGTGCATCCAAATCTATCTGCTGCTGTGCTTGATTGCACTGCGAACATGAATTTTCCATCTATATCTCCGTTATAATATCTTCCCATTGTTTTTAGTTTTTATTTAGTTTAGTATAATTAGTTAATAATCTTTTTTGCTCTTCATTTGAACTGCTATAATCCTTGTTGAGTGTGATTAATTTATCCTCAAGTGATT